CCAAAATGAGCTTGGCGGAATTGATGATGGTCATGCACGAATTGGAACAAAAAGGCTTTAAAAAAACCGCAAAAAAACCGACACATTCGCCAAGCACAAAAAGTGCGGTGGCAAAAAGCAATATTGCAGCCAAAATTCGAGCGATTTGGATTAATATGCACAAGCAAGGCATGATTCGAGACGGCTCAGAACAAGCCTTAAATGCTTGGGTAAGATCCGTTGCCAACCCTATTTTACGCAACCAAAACCAACCACTTGTGCTAAATGTAGGTGCATTAGAAGACCAAATGGCAAGTATTGTGCTAGAGAGACTTAAAAAATGGCAACAACGCCTAAACTAATCAAAATCCGACCGCACTACCACATAACAAAAACTGATCAAAGGATCAGTTTTTTTATTGAGATTTTTCTTATTTTTGCATAAAATGTGATTAATTAATGAACAAAGGAGGGTGTATGGCACAACATAATATTGAAACATTTGAACAAAAAGCCCCAGAAATATTGGCTGATTTAGCCAAGCATATTGAAGTGGGTTTAATGGAAAGAGTTGCTGCGAATGATGAGTTGACAGAAGAAAAAGCAAAACAGCTTAGTATTGATATTGCCCATAAAATTGCTAATGCTTGGGGCGGCGAAGTGATTTATATTCCTCGCAATCTTGCCCTGTTATTAAGTGAGCGAGACCATAAAATCTGGCAAGAGTTTAACGGTTTTAATCATAGAGAACTCTCCCGAAAATACAGCGTCTCCATGGCGTGGGTTTATCAAATCGTCAAACGCATGCGAAAAGCCGAGATTGCACGCAATCAGTTTGATATGTTTGCTGAAGAATAACTAGAAAAAGACGATAAAACACCCGAAAGGGTGTTTTTTTATGTTTGAAATTTACCTAAAAGGTAAAATATTTTTATTTAAATTAAAATAAACTTATTGACATCTTTCTTCTCTTAGTTAAAATTAGTGAACATAAAAGGCAATGGAGATTAAATTATGGCACTTACAGAATTCGGCAAAGCAGTCCGCAAAGCTCGGATTGATGCCAATGAAACATTATTAAGTATGGCAACTGCGATTGGAACAAGTCCTGCATTTTTAAGCGGAATGGAAACAGGACGCAAGAAAATTCCAACTGAATGGGTGGAAAAAATTGCTAATTTCTTCCAATCAAAGAATGTGCAGACAGATGACTTGCAAGAGCTGGCTCACATCTCTAATGATGCCATTCCAGTTGAAGGATTGCCATTGCAACAACAAATGATGGTTGCAGGTTTTGCAAAATCTGCAATGACAGCTGAACAATTAAAGAAATTTGCAGAATTACTCAAAGAGATCCATACAGAAAAAGGAGAATAATGGATGAGTTTTCAAAGTTTGTTATACGAAATGCAAGGCTTGCGAGTAAAACCGATGACAAAAAGTGAAATTGCAAAAGTGGCGTTGCCCATTGCCAAGCATCTAAAATTTACAGAATGGCATAAGCAACGCTTGCGTTTTGATGAAGTTTTAGAAAATGTTGCTGAATTTGTGAACCTTGAAATCTTATCCGAATCAGAATGGCAAGAGCTGACTCATAACTTCACAAAAGGACATTTTAGCCCAAGTGACTTTACCATTCGTATTCCAGAAAATACCTACCTGCTGGCTTGTAAAGGCGATAAGGAATCCCTTGAGGTTGTGTTGCATGAACTTGGACATGTTTTTCTAATGCACCAAGCTTATTTGCATAAAGCTGACGAGCCACCTACGCTGTTCGAAAATCCTGAATGGCAGGCTGATACTTTTGCAGAAATTATATTAGAAGCAATGGGCTATCACACTAAACAGCTATCCTTGGATTTTGGAGTAATAAAAATGTAAAAACCCAATCACAAAGACTGGGTTTGGGATAGTAAACAATACGCCAATATTGATTACTATGTATAGTTCTCCATCCGCTGTACACGATACCGATAACATAGAAGAACACCTTTGAAAACGGTAATCTATTCTAAAACAGATTGTACGGTATTGTCCATAGGTAAGTGATGGCAACATTGCTTATAAGGGGCAATAATATGCAACAACAGCACAAACCTGCACCTAAAGGCTTTAAATGGATTTGCACACCACAACGCCGTGTTCGTGGCAAATCGCAAAAAGTACTTTATGCAAAAGATTATGGCTATGAAGCTTGGTGCTTTTTAGTCAAAGCATAATCTTTAAATTAGTTTAAAATTCCTTTAAACATTTTTTTTATAAACTCCTTTAAAAGTCATTTTAAAGGAGTTTTTTTATGTCTTTACCTATCAACAAAATTGTTATTCACTGCTCAGCCACAACTAACGGAAAACCGCTAAGAACGCACTCACAAACTGCAGCTGAGCGTATCGACCAATGGCATCAAAAAAGAGGATTTAAACGAAATCCTACGCATCTCAAAGCCTTTAATTCACATCTAAAACATATCGGCTACCACTTTGTAATTGATACCGACGGCAATATTGAAACTGGTCGCCAAGTAGGCGAAACAGGGGCTCATGTTAAAGGACACAACCTCAATAGCATTGGTATTTGCTTTGTTGGGGGTATCAATAGCCAAGGTAAAAACCACGGGGAATACAGCGCTGAGCAATGGCGAGCCTTACACCAACTCTTATGTCATCTAGAGAGCCAATATCCCAGTATTCGTATTTGTGGACATAGAGATTTAAGTCCTGACCTAAATGGCGATGGCTCAATCACCCCTAATGAGTGGCTCAAAGATTGCCCTTGTTTTGATGTTTGGGAATGGTTGGATTCGGGCGAGATTGTGAATGTTGAGCATTTATTTAAGGAGAACTAATGAAAAAGAAGATTTATTACCAAGCTCCTCTCCCTTTTGTGGGACAGAAACGAATGTTTTTAAAGCATTTTGAAAGCATCTTACAAGACAATATTGAGGGTGATGGCGAAGACTGGACGATTGTGGATGTATTTGGTGGCTCTGGTTTGCTATCACATACCGCTAAGCATTTGAAACCTAAGGCTCGTGTCATTTATAACGATTTTGATGACTACTGTGAAAAACTTAAGCAAATCCCAGAGGTTAACCAGTTACGCCGCTTACTTATAGAGGCTATTCCTAGTGATATTCCTAGTAGTGGAAAAATTCCTAATACTGTAAAAGCACAGCTTATAGAAATCATTAAACCCTTTGAAAATAAAGTAGATGTGTTGTTTTTAAGTCGTTGGTTGCTGTTTTCAGGGCAGGTATCACATAGTTATGACAAGCTCTATCGCAGTAATTTTCACAATAATGTACGCAAAAGTGATTATGAGATTGAAGGGTGGTTTAATGGATTTGAAATTACTAAACAAGATTTTAAAGCATTGCTACCGCAATTTAAACATAGTGAGAAGACATTGTTATTGTTAGATCCACCTTATTTTGTTACAGATTGTAGCGGCTATAAGATGGAGTGGTATTTTGATTTAGTGGAGTTTTTAAAGCTGATTGATTTAATTCGCCCACCGTTCATTTTCTTTAGTTCGACAAAATCAGAATTTATTCGTTTTATCGACTGGGCTATAGCCTCAAAAAATAATAACTACGCTACTTTTGAAGGGTATCAACGTATTGCAATTAATGCTCAGATTAATGCTTCTGTAAGCTATGAAGATAACCTTGTGTTTAAGTTTTAGGGAAAAAATGAAAATCACAGAACTAATCACTAATAACAACGGTCGCCTTTCAACTACCGCCTTTATTCAGTTCTTTGGGGCGTTGTTGATGTCGCTGATTTTGGGCTATTGCGTGTATTTAGACCGCAGTTATGTCCCCGAATTATTTATGACCTTTGCCATCTTTTGTGGTGGAGGCGTGGCAACTAAAGGCTTTGCGGTAGCGTTACAAAATAAAAGACAACGAGAAGGAGAAAGTGAATGACAACGACACTTATTATCATTGCTTTAATTGCCATGATTGCAGGTTTTATTGGCTATAAATTGTGGTCAGCAAATCGGGAAGTTGAACAAATACTCAAGGTAAACGCCAACCTTGAGCAAAAGAACAAACAACAAGCTCTCGAAATTGAAACAAAAAAAGCGGAGATCAAATATGCCCAAATTAAACAAGAAAACACTAACAAAGCTAGTCGCAGCAATGCTTCCTCTATTGATCAGCAGTTGCACCAACACCAATGGTTCAGAGATGAAGATGGTAGTCTCGGGCTGTCAGGCATTTCACAAAATCTATCCAAGCCGAGCAGACACGACGGAGACGAAGCGTCAGATTCTGGCTCACAATCTGACTCATCAGGAGATCTGTGATGAAACTGATAAAAAAACTCCGTAAACGTTGGCAGGCTTGGCGATTCCAGCAACAAAAACCGAAAGTAGCAGAGCGTAGAGCTTTATTAGAAATCGCTTTGCAACAAGGGCGGGAACAGGGGCAAGAAGTTTGTGGGGGTATTCGCTTATCAAAGAAAGCGAAAAAGCAAATCAAAAAAGAAACTAGGAAGCGAATATGTTAGACATTATTAGTTTTATTCAGAAGTATTGGCAGATTCTGATGACGATTTTGGGTTTAGTGGTCACATTATTTTGGCTAAAAGCCGACAGCAAATATGCCAAAAAGTCCGACTTAGCCGCTGTGCGTAGTGATGTGCAAGCCAATGAGCATCGGGTCACCACCTTGGAAAACCGATTGGATAGCCTACCTACAACGGAAGATGTTGCCAATTTAAAAGTGTTGATGACCGAAATCAAAGGCGAAACCAAAGCCACCACTGCCGAGCTAAAGGCATTAAGTCATCAAGTAGGATTATTAATTGAAGCCAAAGTGCTAGGGAAGGAATAATTATGCAAACCTTATTACACCAAGACCAACGCCTTGTTATCTTACGCTCCCTCATAGAGGCAGGCTACGACGCCAACGAAAGTATTTTAGACGACTGTTTGGCAATGTACGGACATAAAATCAGTCGAGATTTAGTGAAAAGCCACCTTAATTGGTTAGAAGAACAAGGCTTAGTCAAAATCGAACGCCTACAAAACGGCTTTATGATTGCCGAAATCACTCAACGAGGCATAGATGTCGCCAACGGCGAAGCTCGTATAGAGGGCGTAAAACACCCAAGATTGCATTTTTAAACCCCTTTTAAAGGAGCTTTAAATGAGTGAAAAAGCCACCCGAGGGCGTGCCTCAAAAGTGGATTTATTGCCACAGAATATCAAAACACAACTGGCAATGATGTTACGAGATAAGCAATTTTCGCAAGCTGAAATTTTAGAAGAAATTAACGATTTAATCCGAGATTGTGGACTGCCTGAAACCGCTTGTTTGAGCAAAACAGGGCTAAACCGTTATGCTAGCCGTATGGAAAAAGTCGGGGCAAAAATCCGTCAAGCACGTGAAGTTGCTGAAATTTGGAGTAAACAATTTGGCGAAGTCTCAGCACAAACAGATATTGGCAAACAAGCAATTGAACTAGTGAAATATCTCGCATGGGATTTATCGAGCAAGTTATCCGAGACAGATAAAATCGCCCCAAAAGAACTGGCTATGCTTGCCACTACCGTACAACGCCTTGAAACAGCTGCAAGCCTAAGCTATGAACGAGAGCGTAAAATCCGCAAAGAAGTGATTGAGCAAGCAGCAAAAGCCGTTGAAGAAGCAGGCAAACAAAGCGGTGCGAATATGGAAGATGTAACCAAAATGGTGAAAGCAGTCTATGGCATTGAATAAAACCGTTCTCTACGATTATCAAAAGCGTTGGCTCAATGATAAAAGCCGTTTCAAAGTGGCAATGTTCGCCCGTCAAACAGGGAAAACATTCACGACGACGCTAGAAATCGTACTGGATTGCTTGGAAGCGGAAGCCAAAGGCGAGCGTACTCGCTGGGTGATTTTATCTCGTGGAGAACGCCAAGCCAAAGAAGCCATCAACGAAGGGGTAAAACGCCATTTAGAGGCAATGGGAATTGCTTGCAATGTGCTAGAAGTGCCTTTTAGCCCGACTATCAATGCTCTTGAAGTTATCTTCCCAAATGGCTCAAAAATTACCGCACTGCCAGCCAACCCCGACACCGCACGGGGCTTTTCCGCCAATGTGTTTTTAGACGAGTTTGCTTTCCACCAAGATAGCCGAGAAATCTGGAAAGCCCTCTTCCCTGTTATATCTGCGGGTTGGAAATTGCGAGTGGTCTCCACGCCTAACGGCAAAGGCAACAAATTTTATGAGCTGATGACCGACCTGAAAAACAAAGAATGGTCTCGCCATACTGTCGATATACATCAAGCGGTTGCTGACGGCTTGCCACGCAATGTTGAACAACTCAAAAAAGGCTTAAACGATGACGACGCTTGGACGCAGGAATTTGAATTACAGTGGCTAGATGAAGCCAGTAGCTGGCTCTCTTATGATTTGATTGACGGCGTAGAACACCCTAACGCAGGTAACCCTGACCACTACACAGGCAATCCTTGCTTTGTGGGTATGGATATTGCGGTGCGTGGCGACTTAACGGTGATTTGGGTGATTGAGCTTGTGGGCGATGTGTACTGGACAAGAGAAATCATCGCATTAAGACGAGTGCCTTTGCGTGAGCAACTCGGTGAGCTTGACCGAGTGTTTAAGCAATACAACGTGATTGCTTGCCATTTAGACCAAACAGGTATGGGCGAAAAAATGGTAGAAGATGCCCAATATCAACATGGCAAAAGCCGAGTACAAGGCGTGCTATTTAATGTCGCCACCAAACTCAATATGGCAACCCTTGGCAAAGAAGCCTTTGAAGACCGACAAATTCGCATACCACAAGGGGATAACGACTTACGGGAAGATTTGCACAAGCTCAAAAAAGTCACCGGCGCAAATGGTGTGCCACGTTTTATTGCCGAAAGCGATAGCAAAGGACATGCCGACCGCACTTGGGCATGTTTTTTAGCTCTCAGTGCGGCAAAAAATGCGGTTATTGCCCCCCTTGCACCTTTAAATCGCAAACCACGTCGAAGCAAACAATTAACAGTGGGGTATTAAATGGGAATGATTGTTATGGTTGCATTTATTGTATGTGCAGCAGTATTAGCATTTTTTAACAAGGACGGCTGGGGCTGGTTCTTATTTTTAGCTTGCTTAGTGGATTATGAAAAATGAAAAAAGACTTAATAAACGAAATTGCCACTCGTGCTGCCAGTGTTGATGGCTGGTCATTTGGGCATTATCTCCCTAATCCCGACCCTGTTCTCAAGAAAATGGGCAAGGATATTTCTGCCTATCGTGAGTTACTTTCAGATGGGCAGGTACGAGCTGGCGTTCGCCGTCGCAAAGCGGCAATTAAAGGCTTGGAATGGCGAATTACTCCAACGGGCAATAACAAGGTCGATGAACAGCTTAATGCCATGTTTGAGAACTTAAAGCTCAACCGCATCATCACCGAAATGCTCAACGCCACCTTGTTTGGCTATCAAGTCAGCGAAATTCTGTGGCAAAAACAAGACAGCCTACTTGTGCCAGTCGATATTGTGGGTAAACCGCAAGAGTGGTTTATATTTGATACGGACAACCGCTTACGCTTTAAAACCAAAGACAACAGCATTGAAGGCGAATTATTACCTGAGCAAAAATTTCTCGTTACTACTCAAGAAGCCACCGCAACCAATCCTTACGGTTTAGGGGATTTGGCCCAATGTTTTTGGGCGGCAACCTTTAAAAAGGGCGGTTTTAAATTCTGGCTTGAGTTTACCGAAAAATACGGCTCGCCTTGGCTTGTGGGAAAACACCCACGCCAAACCTCAGAGACGGACAAAGCGGAGCTTGCCGATGCCCTTGAGGAAATGATCGGCACCGCCATTGCTGTTGTGCCTGATGATAGCAAAGTGGAAATTTTAGAAGCAGCAGGCAAAGGGGCATCTAGCGATGCTTTTCAAGTCTTTTTAAATTTCTGCAAAGCGGAAATCAATATCGCTTTGTTAGGGCAAAACCAAACCACCGAACAAGAAAGCAACCGAGCCAGTGCAACAGCAGGTCTAGAAGTGGTTGAAGATATTCGCAACGATGATAAAGCCATTATCGAAGAAACCTTTAACCAGCTATTGGAATGGATTTGCAAGCTTAATTTTAGCGTTGAAACCTTGCCTAAATTTGAGTTGTATGAGCAAGAAAGCATTGATACGGCACAAGTCGAAAGGGACGAGAAACTGCACCGCATTGGCGTGCGTTTTTCACAGGATTATTTTGAGCGAGTCTATGGCTTTGAGAAAGGGGATATATTCATTCAATCGAATGAAAGTGTAGGGACGCCACGCTGGCGTCCGTCAGATTTCACCGAACACGAACACCATCACCATCACAACCCCAAGCCGATAGATAAAATCATCGACCAAATGGGCGAACTTAGCCAACATCATTTTGATGATCATTTAGGTGCAATCCGAGCCAAGCTAGACACTGCAAGCAGTTTAGAAGAGTTTAGAGATATTTTAGACCAACATATCGACCAGCTGGATTTTGCAGAATATGCCGAGCTTTTTGCTCAAGGTATAACCGCAGCAACCTTGTTGGGGCGATATGAAGTAAAACAGGAAGCGAAACGATGACAACGATTGTGCCTGAAGCCTTGCCCTTTGAACAGCAAATTACCTATTTTCGCAAGAAAATCAATCTGCCCACAGCAACCTATTTAGACATCTATGGCGAAGCCCACGACTACGCCTTTGTGGTCGCAGGGGCACACACTCACGAAATAATGGCAGATTTTCGCACCGCACTTGATGAAGTGATTGAAAGCGGTGGCACATTGGAAGAATTTCGCAAAACCTTTGATCATATTGTTGAAAAACATAGCTGGCAATATAACGGTGGGCGTAATTGGCGAAGTCGCATTATTTACGACACCAATCTTTACGCTAGCTATAACCATGGCAGATACCAACAGCAAAAAGAGCTTGCTGATGTGTTGCCCTATTGGGAATACGAACACAATGACTCTACCCACCCACGTTTACAACACGTCGGTTGGGATGGCTTGGTTTTGCGAGCAGATGACCCTTGGTGGGACTATCACTATCCAACACGTGCTTATGGCTGCCATTGCACCGTACGAGCCTTAGATGATGTAGATTTAAAACACAGTGGCAAAACAGTTCAGCAAGCCCCTGAAATTGAGTGGGAAGAAAAGCTCATTGGACAACGTAGCGGACAGCCCAGAATAGTGCGAGTACCAAAAGGAGTTGATCCAAGTTTTGAACATCCAAAGCGATTAGTGCCAGTGCATCAGGTGGATAAAATCTTAATGCAGAAACTGGAAACCGCCCCACCGCAATTTGCCAGCAGTGCGGTTAATAATGTGTTGAATTATCCCCCAGCCCTTGCGTTGCTTAATCGTTCTATGGCTGAAATGGTAGATACTGTTGCGACTGAAAAAATCGCTCGTGGCAATATGAAATATGTGGGCGTTGTGCCTCGTGAGGTTATCAAACAGCTTGAACAACTAAACAAAGCCCCACAAAGTGCGGTGATTGCTGTGCGAGATGATGACATCCTGCACGCCTTACGAGATAGCAAACAAGCAAAAGGGATAAATCTACCTATTGAGTTTTGGCAAAATCTACCTGAGAAGTTAAGAAATCCGAGTGCGATATTGTTGCAAAAAGCGAGCCAACAACGCAATCAGCAAGCACACGATGTGTTGTTGTATGTGTTCAATACAGAGCAAGGTAAAGTAGCGATTAAACTTGATCACGAAGTGCAAGTGAAAGATGTGCAAACTAAGAAAAAAGAGCGTGTGAAACTAAACTTAGTAAAAACAGCAAGTAAATTTGTTGATGTCACCGCATTACGAGATTTTGAACTATTGTGGGGAAGTTTGGATTAACTCGCAGGTTTGCCTGATTCGAACAGGATAATACCCCTTTAACAGCGTAACCTTTCCAGTAGGAAACCCCCTGCGAGTGAATTTAATATACCCCTAAACTATTTTTTAATCAACAGGAGAAAACAAATGACTGCTATGCCAGAAAAATCCGACCGTTATTTAACACTGCACGCCCTGTCTATTTTACCGATTTTAAACGGCTTAACGGCGGCAGAAATCAAACGGTTTTTTGAGTTGATCAGTAATCAGTATATTGAACCACATCTCGAAGAAGTTATCCCTAAGGTAAATTTCTTTAATGTTGATGATAAAACACATCGACAACTTATTTTAAACTGGGGTAAAACCTTTGAAACAGATAACCCCCCTTTGAGAGCGTGGGAAAATAGTTATTTAAAAATCACCGCCCCAATCAACGAAGATGAGGCGGAAGCGCTTATTAATCTTGTTCAGCGAAAATTTGCTATAACAGACTAATCGCTTGTGAGGCTAAATCTGCATTTTCATCTACCTCCCACGTCTGACGGTAAAAAGGGCTGCTTAGTTGGGAAAATAACAAGTTAATCTCAGAAATGACATTATGCTGCTCTTGTTGGCTAAGTGTTTGCCAACTTTCTTCTGATTGTTGATTGAGTGTAGCTAAAAAGTGCCTTGTTTTGTTTATTAGAGTGAGATCTAAATGAGATTGCTTTGTTTGATTATGTAGATTTAGCCAACCACAAGAACGGATAAATGATGCAAGAATATGCTTTGCTTTATCGTTTGTCATTTTCATATTAATTTCCTTAATTCAAAGCGTGGCAACATTACCACGCTTTTATTCTACGAAGAGAGTTAATAATGATCCACATTCAACTCAACGCCGACCAAGCCCTACGAGGCTTACACCGCACAGCGGAAAATCTACAACAAGGGCGTAAGCTCTACGGTATATTGGGCGAAGCCTTACGCACCATTCACAAAGAACGGTTTGAAAAAGAGCAAAAAAGCCCTGAAGGGGAAAAATGGAAACCGCTCTCGCCACAATATCAAGCAAACAAGCGTAAGAACGCCAATAAAATCCTTATTCGTGATGGGAATTTAAAGAACCTGTTACGCTACCAAACCAATGATCAAGGTGTGGTGTTTGGTTCTGACCGTAAATATGCAAGGCTACACCAATACGGCAGTAATAAAACAAGCGGACGAGGCTCGGGCATCCCTGCTCGTCCTTGGCTTGGGGTAAGCCGAAAAAATGAAGGTTATCTGTTAGAAAAAACCGAGCATTTTTTACGAAATGTGATTGCTAGAAGTTAAATAATGAAAAACGCCATAGAACGCATTCTAAGGGCGTTTTATTTTAAAGATGAACAAAGTTACCAATCAAAAAATTTAAACGCACTTAAACGCATTTAAACGCCTCTTAAACGCAATCTATTTTTGACCTTTCGTTGATTTTGCAAAAATTCCCCAAAAACGACCGCATAAAATCTTTAAACCAGTTTAAAAGTCTTTTTAATCCCTTCTCGCCATAATACCCCACAACGGAGGCATTATGAATCTCATTGAAATTTTTAAAGCTGGCAAACGCAGAGATGCCAACGGCGTTGAAGTCAATATCACTACCGCCGATTTACAACAAGCGGTCGAAAGCTACAACGTCGAATACCACGAAGCGCCAGCGGTAATCGGACACCCCAAGCATAATCACCCTGCCTATGCGTGGGTAAAACGCCTAGAGCTTGATGGCGACACGCTCAAAGCCGAATTTGGCCAAATCGACCCCGAATTTGCCGAAATGGTCGAAACAGGGCGATTTAAAAAAGTCTCAGCATCCTTTTATCTTGCCAATAGCCCTAACAACCCAAAACAAGGCTCACTCTATTTACGCCACGTCGGTTTTTTAGGGGCAATGCCACCTGCCGTTAAAGGCTTAAAAAATCCTGAATTTAATGACAGCGATGAAGGGATTGTTGAATTTGAAGAACCCCTACACCTTAGCTTATCCACCCCACAAGGAGAAAATCAGATGGATAAAGACAAACAAATTGAAGAACTGCAAGCCAAGCTCGCTGCCGCAGAAAGTGCCAAAGCAGAAGCGGAGCAAGCAAAAGCCACCGCAGAAAGCGAAGCAAATCAGCTTAAAGCAGATAAAGCTGCCGCAGAAGAAGCAAAGGCGCAAGCTGAGTTAGAAGCCACCAAAGCAGAAAACGTAGCATTTTGTGAAAAGCTGATTGCTGATGGCAAATTAGCTCCTGTTGCAAAAGAGACCGCACTTGCTTTGTTAAACGGAGCAGCGGCTATCAATGCAGGTCAAACCGTTGATTTTAACGAAGGTGAAAACTTGTTAACACTTACCAAAGCCTTTATGGAAAAGCAACCTAAAGTCGTAGAGTTTACCGAAATCGCAACCAAAGAAAAGGCTGCAGATCAAACCATTGATGAGGTGAGTTATGCCGAAGGCACTGACCCGACTTCCATTGAAGCTGACCAAAAAATCCGTGCTTATGCCAAAGAAAAAGGCGTGAGTTATACCCAAGCCTTTAACGCTATTTACAAATAAGGAGCCATTATGACCACACATAACTTGCAAAAAGTGCGAGTACAAGACCCTGTATTAACCGAACTTGCACAGGGTTATCACAACAACGAACTGATTGGCGAAGTGTTAATGCCAACGGTAGAAATTGACAAAGAAGCGGGCAAAATTCCCCAATTTGGTCGCCTTGCTTTCCGCTTGCCAACCACAGTGCGTAGCTTGCGTGGTAGCTCAAACCGTCTTGACCCTGAAGACATCACTGCCATCGATGTGGCATTAGAAGAGCACGATGTGGAATATGCCATCGACTATCGTGAAGAAAATGAAGCCATTTTCAGTTTGCGTCAGTTTGCCTTAAATACCACCCAAGATGTGATTGCTTTAGGGCGTGAAAAAGAGGTAGCAACTCTTGCTCAAGATGAAAGCAAATATGCAGAAGGGAATAAAGTGACCTTGCAAGGCACATCAAAACTTAACCACGCTGACTGCGATGTGTTTAAAATTTTTGATACAGGTATTCGTGCCATCAAACGCACCATTGGTCGCAAGCCGAATGTGTGTGTGATTGCAGGTGATGTTTGGGCTGCGTTAAAAGAGCATCCAAAAGTGGTTGAAAAACTCAAGTATTCACAAGTGGCGATTATCACCCCTGAAGTTTTTGCCAAATTAATTGGTATTGATACCGTCAAAATCGGCGAAGCGGTTTACGAACACTCACAGCAGTTGACGGATATTTGGACGAAAACGGTGGTGTTAGCCTATGTTGCTCCTCGTTCAAGTCAAGGTAAAGGCACAGTTTATGAGCCATCTTACGGCTACACCGTGCGTCGTGCCAAAGGCTTGTTTGTTGACACCTACAAAGAAAATGGCGGCAAAATTGAAGTGGTACGCACCACCGACATTCACAAACCGCACTTAGTAGGAGCCTCTGCAGGCTATTTGATGAAAGACTGTATTTAATTCTCTGATGTCAGCGACATTAGTGTCGCTGACATCTCAAGCACCAAGGAGAACTCAATGAAAAATATCACTGCTAAAGTGACCCACACCCCGATTTTATATAACGGTAAACATTATGCTATCGGCAGCACTTTAACCTTACCTGAAAGCGAATATCTTGAACTGAAATACTATCTCAGCGAACCATTATCCACCGATGATGTTGCCAAAACGGAAGCCAAGCAGATTGCTGATGAATTAGACCAAGTCGATGCTGAGTCTAAGCCAGATGAAGCGGATGCTAAACCAGATGAAACGGAAGCGAAACCTAAAAAAGGGAAAAAATAATGTACATCAGCCCCACTGAGCTGATTAACGCTTTTAGCAAACAAACTTTAATTAAGCTCAGTAATGACGACTACCGAGCCACCGAAGTGGATATGGCAACCCTTGCCCTTGCGATTCAAACTGCAACGGAACGCATTGATGCCACCTTGCGTAGCCGTTACCGCTTGCCTTTAACCGATGTGCCAACACTCTTGCGTTCTCACGCCTTAACCTTGGCTCGCTACTGGCTTTATGGTCGCCGCCCTGAAATGGATATGCCTGAAACGGTAGAAAAAACCTACCAACAGGCAATCAAAGAGCTAGAACAAATCGCCAATGGTCGCTTGCATTTGGGGGTTGCAGGTTTTAGCGATAAGCAAGAAGAGCCGAGTGAGCAACATAACCAAGGCGACTTACTTAAAGACAGTGGGGAATATCAAGTCAAAGGACGCAAACGGATAGATACTGGGGGTTATTGATGTCAGCTACTTTGCCGATTTTGAACGCCTTTAAAGACCGTTTAAATGCCCTTTTCCCTGATTGGGATGTGCAGCTAATGCCCGAAGAGAGCAAAGGTTATTTTTTAGCTCACCCCAACGGTGGCATTTTAATTAGCTATGCAGGCTCAACCTTTGGCGAGCCACGCTCAACCACTGCTATTACTCAAACTCGCAAGGTGCATTTGGTGTTTACGGTATTAAGCCGAGATTTGCACAATGACTTTGGAGCATTGCAACTGCTGGATAACCTACGCCTTGCTTTGGTGGGTTTTCGTCCACCGAGTTGCTCCGCAAGTTGGCTTGTGGAAGAGCAATTTGATGAACAGCAAAGTGGCGTTTGGATTTATCAGCTGGTACTGGCAACGGAAACTCAACAAATCGAACAAGTGCAAGCGGTCGAACCTAAGCCCCAATTTGCAACCTTAATTGGGCGAAGAGAAGGAAATGCTTTAGATCCTCGCCTGAAACCTAATTTAAACCCAATTTAAACCTAGGAGAATATTATGCCTTATCATCACGGAACCGAAACCAAGCGTGTCAACGGTGGCTCAGTGCCTGTGACGACCGTTGATGGTGCCATTATTGGTATTGTCGGCACAGCCCCTGTGGGTGCGGTTAATGAGCTGAAGTTATGCTTAACCAAAAAAGACTTTGCTCAGTTCGGTAATCTCTACGACAAAGGCTACACCTTGCCCGATGCCTTAGATATTTTAAGTCGCTATCAAGCAGGACAAGTGTATGTGGTCAATGTGTTAGATCCAGCCAAACACCGCACTCAAGTATCAAGCGAAAGCCTAACCCTTGATAAAGATACGCTTATCGCCCACACTGCTCACGCAGGTTTAATTGAATTAAGCCTTAATGACAGCTCAGGTGCGGTCAATCAAGACGACTACACTGTCAATATGCTAACAGGTGAAATTAAGCTTAAAGCAGCAAAAGAAGAGCTTACTGCCACCTACACTTATGCTGACCCAACGAAAGTCACAGAACAGGACATCAAAGGGGCGGTAGAAACAAGCACAGGCAAACGCACAGGCTTTGAAATGTTGCGTGCAGGCTTTAATTTATTTGGCTCTGATGCCAAAATCTTAATCTGTCCACATTACGACACGCAGGCAACCATGGCAACCGCACTTGAAACGCTTGCAAGCCAATTAAATGCCATTGCCTATATTCAAGCGCCGAAAGCCACAACCCTTGCTAAAGCCTTGGCGGGGCGTGGTCCAGAAGGAACAATTAACTTCAAAACCTCAAGCGACCGCACCCATTTATTCTACCCGCACGTTTTAGGTGAGCGTAATACATTGGAAAGCCTAGCCACCCACGCCGCAGGTTTGCGAATGAAAACCGATGTTGACCAAGGTTACTGGTTCTCTACCTCAAATCGCCAGTTAAAAGGCGTGATTGGGGTAGAAATTCCGCTCACCGCTCGGGTAGATGATATTCAAAGCGAAACCAACCGCTTAAATGCGGTGGGCATTACCACCGTGTTTAACAGCTTTGGTACGGGTTTTAGATTATGGGGCAACCGCTTAGCCTGTTATCCAACAGTGACCCACATCACTAATTTTGAAGTGGTGCAACGTACCGCAGATATTATTGATGAAAGTATTCGTCGTGTTGAGTTGCAGTTTGTTGACCGACCAATTGATGATGCGTTGCTAGACAGCTTGCTCGGTACCATTGAAACCTATATGGGAACACTCAAATCTATCGTAGGTTTTAGCGTATGGCTTGACCCTGATGCAGATTTAGTGGATGCATTTAGCCGTGGTAATGTGCCAATTAAATACAAATTCACGCCAAAAATTCCTGCAGAGCGTATTACTAATACATCTGAAGTGACTCGTGAGTTCTTAATCAATTTAACTAGCCGAGGAGGTAACTAATGAGCGTGGTGATTAACCAAGTAACGAACGCCAACGTCTATATCAACGGCAACAGCTTTTTAGGGCGTGCCAAGTCGGTAAAAACTCCTGAATTTGACGTGGAGTTTATGGAGCACGACACCTTAGGCTTGGTAGGTAAACTCAAGCTACCAAGTAAAGTCAATGCCCTTGAGGGGGAAATTGTATGGGATGGTTTCTATCCTGAAGTCGCCACTCTTGCCTACAATCCATTTAAAGCCAAACAACTGATGGTGCGTGCCAATGTGCAGGCCTTTAATGCAATGGGAATGGCTGCGGAAGTACCGCTTGTGATGACGATGACGGTCAATTTTAGCAAAACCCCTGTGGGCGAATACAAAAAAGAAGCGGCGGAATATACGATGACCTACCAAGTCAACAGCATTAAACAGGTGATTGATGGCAAAGAAGTGTTGTTCTACGATGCCTTCAGCAACCAATACCGAGTGGCTGGCGAAGATGTGTTAAGCAAATTCCGCACCAATATGGGAAGCTAAAATCTTTAAACCAGTTTAAAAGCGATTTTAAAGCAAAAGCCCTAAACTCCTTAGTGAAGTTAAACAATAACCACTAAGGAGTTTTTTATGTCAAGCGTCGTCCTTAAATTAGAACACCCTATTACTGATGGACAAGGTAATAACATCACTGAGCTTACTATCCGTCGCCCTAAAGTCAAAGATATGCGTAAAATGCGAGGAGATAACGATTTAGAACAAAGCATTAGCCTTATTGCTATCGTTACAGGTTTAGTGCCTGAAGACTTAGATGAGTTAGATATCGTGGATGTTAAACGAGCCTCAGAAATCTTAGAGAAAATGCAAAAGGGAAAGTCAGCCTAGAACAGCTTGATGCGGTGTTAGCAGATTTGGCTTGGTGGTTTGGTTGGCAACCTTCAGAGCTAGAAAATTTGACTATTGATGAAATTGAACGCTGGATAAAGCAAGCGGAACGCCAAGTAAAAGCCCAATACAGCAAAGCCGCTATTTAAGCGGCTTTTGTTGTTATTTGAGGGCTTTATTAAAACTATTTTTGAAAGATTGTTTTACTTCTCTTACAAACTTGAATGTCGGCGATTTTTCAATCATTCGTGCTTCAAATCGGTCAGCTGTTTTTTCAAGCATTGGGACAAACCGAGCAATCAGCAATAAACCTAAAATAATCGCAGTGATAATAGGGTAAAACGTAAAGCCAGCGGTAAGAATGATAAAACCTAAGATACCCGCTACCGCATAGCCAATCAGTCCCAGTAATTCATTAAATAATTTATACATATTTACCCCCTTTATTTCTAAAAGGACTATAAACGATGTCGTCAAATTTAGCAATCTCTTTAGTTATTGGTGCTTCCGTAGGTGGGGCTGTTAATGCTATTCGTGGGCTACGCAATGAAATTGGTATTTTAAGAAACAGCGAATTGTCCACATCTGCCAAATTTGGCGAGCTAGGCAAAGGAATGTTGAAAAGCTTAAGCGGTGCGGTATCTATGACTTCATTAGTCGGCTCTTCTGTGATGGGACTAGCCCAGCCCGCCATTGCTTTTGAAAGTGCAATGGCTGATGTGAAAAAGGTTGTAGATTTTAAAACCCCTGAAGGCTTCAAAAATCTTTCAAAAGATCTGCTTGAGCTTACCCGCATTTTGCCTATGACCGCCGAGGAGCTTGCTGCCATTACTGCAGCAGGTGGGCAATTGGGGGTGGCTGAAGAAGATCTCAAAGACTTTACCACGACCATTGCCAAGATGTCAGTCGCTTTTGATATGTCCGCCGAAGAGAGCGGTGATGCTATGGCAAAACTTGCCAATGTGTACAAAATCCCCATTAAAGAAATTGGCAAATTAGGTGATGCGATCAACGAACTCTCAAACTCTAGTCCAGCCAAAGCCGCAGATATTGTGAATACGCTAGGGCGTATAGGTGGCGTAGCGAAGCAGTTTGGCTTAACGGAAAATGCGGCGGCAGCACTCTCTAATTCTTTTATTTCTTTAGGTAAAGCACCTGAAGTGGCTGGAACTGCTATTAATGGTATGCTGACCAAATTGATGACCGCTGAAAAAGGCGGGAAAGCCTTTCAGTCAGCCCTTAAAGAGGTCGGCATTAGTGCCAAACAACTTAAAGCGAATATTGCGAAAGATGGGCAGGCTGCTTTAGTGGATTTTCTTAAACGTTTAGAAAAATTGCCAAAAGATAAAGCAATGGGCGTGCTTGTTGATCTCTTTGGAAGAGAATATGCCGATGATGTTGCTGTATTAGCAGGTAATGTTGGCGTGTTAGAAAAAAGCCTAAAAACTCTGCAAGATACTGACGAAAACGGTCAAGCAAAATATCTTGGCTCAATGGAGAAAGAGTTTGCCGCACGAGCCGCAACTACCGAAAACAACCTACAATTACTCAAAAATAGCTTCACCGAATTAGGAATTACTATTGGGGCAAAGCTCCTACCATTGATTAACAATGTGGTCAACGATCTTAAACCCCTTATTTATGGTGTCACGGACTGGATAGGCAAAAATCAAGAAATGGTCAATCAAATTTTAATGATTGGGGCTGGTCTTGCTACCGCTTCTGTGGGGTTCTTTGCCTTAAAAACCGTTATTTCTAGCGTGATGTTTGTTGGTTTTGGTGCGTATAAAACCTTTGCTACATTCTTTAAAATAACTTGGGCATTAACCCGAATTACCGCTTTTTTAAGTGCGGGATTATTTGATTTGGGCGTGAGTTTTGCCAAGCTCTTTGTCAAAATTAATGTGGGCATAATGAAAGGCTTTATCACTGCCTTAAAACTCACATTTTCCGCCACTTTTGCATTAGGGAAAATGCTCGGCGGAATATTCTTAAAAGCCATAATGGGCGTGGGTAAAGCCTTTCTATTTATGGGGCGAGCAATGCTTGCCAGTCCTATTGGTGCATTGATTGCTATCGGCACGGTGGCTTTATTGGTGTGGCAGTATTGGGAACCAATCAAAAAATTCTTTATCACCCTGTGGGAACCAATCAAACCTTATTTTGACGGTTTTGTTCAGTTTGTCGGTGGAATGTGGGGAGGTATTGTTGGCTTTTGGTCGGCGGTATGGGGTGGCATTGTCGGTTGGTTTACGGGATTGTGGGATAGCATAAAAAGTTTATTCAGCGGTAACTTTTCCTCAATCGGCAGCATTATTCTCAACTTCAATCCACTCTCATTATTCGTGCAGATGTTCTCATCAGTACTGAATTGGTTTGGCATTGATTTACCAGCCAAATTCAGCAACTTTGGGCAAAATATTATTGATGGCTTAGTCAACGGGATTAGCAATGCGTGGAATTTAGCCAAAGAGAAAGTCAGTGAGCTTGGTAGTGGCATTAAAAGTTGGTTTGCTGAAAAATTGGGTATTCATTCGCCAAGTGTGGTGTTTAAAGGCTACGGTGTGAATGTGGTGGAAGGTTTGGCGATTGGGATGGATAAAGCCCAGCCCCTTGCGGAAAAGGCTACAGATACCTTATCAAGTGCGGTGCATTTTGAAGATAAAAAACAAGATGGGTTATTTGCTCACTATCAACCTTTAAGTAGAGAAAATGTAAGCCAATCACAACTTAACCAAACACAAGGGGCGATTACAGTGCATTTCAACCCAACTATTATCGTCACAGGCGGTCAAGAGCAAAGCCTTGTGGGGCAAATTCAGCAAGCCTTACTGCAAAATAGCTATGAGTTTGAGCAAATGCTTAAACGGGTATTAGACCAACAACAACGTCTTGCTTATTAGGAGGATAGATGAATTTTGCACTACTCGGCAACATTGCCTTTGATTTACTCAACGCTCCTACTGCCTTTGATGAACGTCGTTCGGCAAGTTACGCTGAACACGCCGTTCTTTCGGGCAAGCCACGATTACAAGCGATGGGTTTGGATTTAACGGAAATAAAGTTACAACTCCGCCTACATCACCAACTTGCCCCTGTGGATGAACGTTATCAAGCCTTGATTACCGCCAAAGAAAAGCAAGAGGCGTTAGCCTTGGTGTTGGGTTGGTCGCAGTTTAAGGGTAACTTTGTGATCACCGACATCAACAGTCAAACCCTGTTTTCCGATGAACAAGGAAATGCCCTTGCTCGTGAGGTATCGCTTACCTTGCGTGAATTTGTCGGTAATCCACAACAAGGCGTACTCGGTGCAGCATTATCCCTCGGGGGAAACTCACCTCTTGCCTCCTTGCTTCCCAAAGGCTTAACCAATTTTGTCAGCCAAACTGCAGCGATGGTGCAAAAAGGCGTGAAAGTCTATCGCCAAGCACGCCAAGCCATTAGTGCGGTGCGTGAAACTGTAGCCACGATGAAAGCGATAGCCAATAACCCTTTAGATGTCATCGCTTTACTGCCTGCTGTATTAAATCAGTTGGGAGGAGCTATTGATGGTTTAAGCGAAATGGTGGGGCTTGGTAGCAGTTTTGCTATCTTAACCCAAGGCTTAAAAGGGGCAGAGCCTTTTTTAACCCATTTAGTGGATTTGAGCGAGCATTTAAACAGTCTTCAAAGGGAATTTAAATTAGGTTTAAATGAACGTCAGTTGGGGAATTGGTTTGATTTAGGGGTAAAAGCCCTTGATGCCGCTGATGAAGTGGCACAATCCATGTCAACCCCTGCCACACAGCTTACTGCTTGGATTGCCATTCGTGGTGATGAGCCTGAGATACAAGGAGCGAATAATGGATAGTGTTATTCAACATCAAATCAAAGCGGGGGAACGTTGGGACTTACTCGCTTATCATTACTACGGCGATGTCGGTGAAATCAATCGTCTAATCGATGCTAATCCACATATCCCCTTTTGCGAAACCTTACCCGTTGGGCAATCGCTTTTTGTGCCTGTGATTAGCGTAAAAACCACATCTCAAGCGGATTTACCGCCTTGGATGCAGGAGGTGTAATGCAAGTTCAAACGCCAACTTTTGAGCTTTTTTACGGCAAAAGCCAAATCACTCATCATATTAAACCAACGCTGTTGAGCTTGGTTTATACCGACCATTTAAGCGACCAATCGGACGAGTTGCAAGTGACCTTTGAAGACAGCGAACGTAAGTGGATAAATACGTGGTTTCCCACCCAAGGCGATGAGTTAAAGGTGCAGTTGGGTTATTTAGGTGAAACCTTGGTTAATTTAGGTGCGTTCGAAATTGATGAAATTGAATGGCAGCACAGCAAAACCAGTGGCTCCGTAGTATCGCTAAAAGCCCTTAGCACAGGGATTTCCAAAGCAAATCGCACCTTAAAACCTAAGGCTTTCGAAAACACGACCCTTGCCGATATTGTGCGTAAAGTGGCAAAAAATCTTAGCTTGAAAGTCACTGGCACTGTTGCCAATATCCCTATCAAGCGAGTAACCCAATATCAAGAGCGAGATGTGGAGTTTTTAACTCGCCTTGCTCACGAATATCATCATAGTTTTAAAATTGTGGGTAAAACCTTGGTATTTACCACAATGGAAAGCCTTGAACAACGTGAGCCTGCCGTTTCACTGGATTTAAGCCAAGTGATTAGTGTGCAACTACGAGACCGCATTAAAGATGCAGTGAAAAAAGTGGAAGCCGTTGGTTTGGATAATGGCAAGAAAAAAGCGGTGAAAGCGGAAAAAGTGCATCAAAGCAAACGCCCAAGCAAAAAGCAAGCTAAGGCAGCCAATGGCGATACCCTTAAAATTATCACTCGTGGCGAATCACAAGCCCAAATGGATGCGAAAGCCAATGCCGCCCTTGCTGAGCAAACCGACGACCAGCAAGCGGGCAATATTACCCTGATTGGCAATCCAAAACTGGTGGCAGGTAATACCATTTTGCTGACAGGCTTTGGCTTTTTTAGTGGCAAATACCTGATTAAATCCGCTCGCCACAATTACAGCAAAGGTCAGGGTTATACTACAAGCCTAGAAGTGCGGATGTTGGAATTTATTGAAGACTTACCAACAACAAGTGCTAAGATTTAAGGGAAATTTTGCAAATGAAGAAAAGACTGACAACTCACGATTTTACAGCCACCTATCAAGAAGGCGTGGTGAGCCAAATCGATCCGAAAACGCACCGAATTAAAGCCACTATTCCCGCTCTTGAAGACTTAGAGACCGCTTGGTTGCCTTTTAGTACCCTAAATGCTGGGGGAAATCAGTTCTACGCTTTGCCTGATGTGGGGGAATTGGTGGCAATGGTGCTTGATGCTCGTGGTGAGAGCGGTTATGTTTTGGGCACAATTTACAACAGTCAAGACCCAGTGCCTGTGGACGACAATGAGATGTGGATGTTTAAATTTAAAAACGGCACAGAAATTTCTCACAATCGACAAACAGGTGATGTAGTAATTAATACAAAAGGCAAGGTGATTGTGACAGCAAGTCAAGCTGTTGTTAATGCGCCAACGGAAATTAATGGAAACACAACTATCAATGGCTCCCTGCAAGCGACAGGAGCGATTAGTTCAAGTTCTTCTGTTGATGCACCATCTGTGACCTCCAATGGTGTGAGCTTAGATAGTCATACACATGCAAGAGGTGCTTCACCTGATAAGTAATCTTTAAACGAGTTTAAAAGCCATTTCTATTGATAGCCACTACACTGTGGCTATGAATATGACCACACTTCAACACACTCACTGGCAAATTGCACCCACAGGTATCGACTTAATTCAAGGTGAAGACGATTTGCATCAGTGCATTAAAAATATCTTATCTACTCGTAAGGGGAGCGATGTGCTTCGCCCTGAATTTGGCTCCGACCATTTTGATTATATTGACCAGCCTTTTGATGTGGCTGTGCCCAATATGGTGCGAGAAATCTTTATGGCGATTGACCGTTGGGAAAAGCGAGTGATAGTGCAAAAAGTGCATATTGAAGGCAATGCCCCTCATTTTACTTTTCGCATTTTATGGGTAGTGGCTGAAGATGTGACTCGCCAACTTTATACCACGGAGATGGCTTATGGACATTAATCGCTACGACATCAAAGTCGTCCCTGAAGAAGTTAAACAAATTATCGCCGACAGCATTGCGCAATACGAGCAAGCCACGGGTAAGTTATTGCAACCTGCTCATATTGAACGCTTGATCATTGACGTTTACGCCTTTCGTGAATTATTAGCTCGTAAAGGTATCAACGAAGCCTTTCGCCAAACCTTTCCGCAAACCGCAACGGGCATTGCCTTGGATTTATGCGGTGAGACTTTAGGTTGCTACCGCTTAAAAGATAAACCTGCTCGCACGATTTTACGCTTTAGTGTGAAAGGCGACCATCAATCCATCCTTATTCCTAAAGGTACGCAAGTTGCCATTAGTGACGAGCTCTATTTTTCAACACTCAATGATGATGTGATTACCCCTTTGATTAGCTATGTGGAAATTGAAGCAGAATGTAATCAGTTTGGCACAGCTGGTAATGGCTGGGAAGTGGGGCGAGTCAAAACCCTAAAAAGCCGATTAAATACGGATACTGAACTCACTATCGCCAACATTGATATTTCAAGTGGTGGTTTAAGCGAAGAAGATGATGATAGCTACCGCAAGCGTATTTTAGCAGCTCCTGAAGCCTTTACCACCTGTGGCTCAATTGCGGCTTATGGCTATCACACCCGAGCAGTTTCACAAGCTATTGCTGATGTGAATATCGCCACACCTCACGGCGGTTTAGTGCGAGTGACTGTACTGACTAAAGATGGTGTGGCTGATAGTCGTCTGCTATCTGATATTCAAAAATATCTCAGTGCCGAGCGTCGCCGCCCCTTATGCGATACCGTTGAAGTGCAAGCTCCTGTTAAGCGTGACTATCAAATCCGAGCAACCCTCACGCTATTAGAAGGGTATCGGGAAGATATTGTTAAAACCGCCGCTCGTGATGCCTTGCAAAATTATCTCGCCACAAAAACCAAAAAGCTAGGCTTGGACGTAGTGCCAAGTGCCATTATCTCCGCCTTGCGTGTGGAGGGCGTTTACGATGTGAATTTACAGCAACCCAGCAAAATGGTGATTGCTGAAAATCAATGGGCGAATTGTACTGCAGTAAGCATCGAAGTCGAAGAGGAACGGACAAATGGCTAAGTTGCAATATGCGGACATTATTGCTAATGACCCCAAATACCAAGCCCTAGCAGACTTGAGCTTGCGTATTGATGAGCTGGACAGGTCACAAATTATGACCACGCTTGTCGATTTGCTAGGCGATGATTTTATTCCACTTCTCGCAGAAAAATGGAGTGTCACAGGCGAAGATGGCTTGTTGATTGCCGACAGCCAAAGCTCAAAACGGGCATTAATTCAAGCAGCCATTGAACTGCATCGCCACAAAGGCACACCTTGGGCAATTCGGGATGTTATTCGAAAATTAGGTTTGGGTGAAATTGAAATTGATGAAGGCTTAAAAGCAAGACAATACGAAAATACGGTTGTGCAAAGTATCTCTCAGCAATATCGCTGGGCATATTATGGTATTCGACTATCGCAGCCTGTAACCAATGAACAAGCGGTCAATATTCGCAAAATTTTACGCCAATTTGCGCCTGCACGTTGTCAGTTAGCTGTGTTGGATTATAAAGCTGCACCTATCCGCTACAACAATAAAGCTAGATACAACGGACAATATAACCACGGCTCTGTATAACATTTAAAAGGCATTTAAAGAGGATTTAAATCATGGCAGGACTTAATGAACAAAACAAATGGGAAAATGAAATCTACCGTATCGAAGAAAACGACCCTGTGCATGGGGGCGAGGAAGGTATTACCAACAAACCAACAAAACAGCTGGCAAACCGCACCAAATATCTTAAAGCAGAAGTAGAAAAACGTTATATCGCAAAAAATGCATCAATAGAACAAAAAGGGATTACTCAACTTTACACCGGCTACGACAGCCAGCGAGAAGATTTAGCTTTAACGCCTAAAACCGCTTATTTATTAAAAGCCTTAATAGATAGCAACTCTCGCAGCCTTAATGACCGCATTCCTAATAACAAAAAATCCGACGCAACCGATAGCAATAGCTCCGATACTGTCGCTACATCAAAAGCCGTCAAAAAGGTTAAAGAACTCGCTGAAAGCAAACAATCGAAACAGACCACCTTATCTGGCTACGGCATTACCGATTTTCAGGTTAAAGCAGGTTCGGACGATGTCGATAATTACAAAACCGACGGGCATTATTATTTTGCGAGCGGTCAGAATTTGCCCGATAACGGTGCATGGCATGTTGAAGTGGTGAGCGGTGGACAATCTACCGCCGTGCGACAAATTGCACGCAAAGCCAATGATACCGGCGTCAAAACTCGCTTTTTTAATGGTTCAGGGTGGACAGCGTGGAAATCGGTAGGCGGTGATGGTGTGCCTTTGGGGGCGATTGTAGCGTTTCCCAAAGAAATTGAACATCCCACCGGCTTTTTAAAATGCGATGGAACGACTATTGACCAAAGAACCTACCCGGATTTATACCGCACTTTAGGCAATAAAAACACTTTACCCAATTTAACTCGCTCAGATGTCGGTATGACGGCGTATTTTGCGACAGATAAGATTCCTGAGGGCTGGATTGCGTTTGATGAAATCAAGCAAGAAGTAACCCAAGAAAAATACCCTGAATTACATAAATACCTAACTAAAAAATACGGCGGTATTCAAAATGTTCCCAAAGCGGAAGACCGTTTTTTGCGTAATGCTCATGGTGAGTTGAAAGTAGGAATGACACAACTCGGTTCCTTAATCGGTGCGGATTCGACAGACGGAAACGGGGCATTTTCGCCTTATGTGAAAGCTATTCGAAGCACTTACCAAGAAACCGTTGACCAAGTAGGCTTCGATCCGTTGCTGACAGAGGACATTGGAAACGGAATAACCGCTGTCAATAACGAACGTTCTCCGGACGGCGGACAACCTGAAACCAAAAAACAATATAACGCGGGGCTTTCGTGGTCGGTAGGAGCGGGCAAAAATCAAGACCTGAATGAACCAATCAAAAATAATAATACTGGCAACGGTCATTTTGTCGGCGTTACTCGCCCGAAATCTCTTGTTTTAAAACTGTGTATCAAGGCGAAAAGCAGTTTTGATGAGGTGGTATTTTGGATTAAAGCATTCGGTGCGGTGGAAAATCAAGGTGTTTTGGACGCCTCTGCTATCGTTCAAGAAATGCAGGATTTTAAACGGCAAGCCGAGGAAAAAATACAATCCATTACAGTGCAGAAAGAAGAGATTATGCACGCTATACAAGAGGAGATGGGGAAATCAGATTATTCCCTTGTTAAGGTTTGGGAGGGGAAGAATATATATACAGAGGGTTCAATAAATTTAAGTGAACCTTGTTTTGGCTCTACTGTTTTTCTGTTTGCTTACGCTGATAGAGACTATCCAAGGGAATTAGTTGTTTTTAGTTTTGATGTTCCTGATAAACATATTGATTTAAAAAGAAAAAATTCAGATCAATACACATTCTATGGTATTGCTCATTACACAAGAAGCGGTGGTCATGATGCATCTCTTACACATGCTAAGATTAACATTAACCGAAAAACAGGAGATCAAATCAAATTTGAGGATTTTTATGCGGGATATAATATTTACTTAAGAGAAATCTATATCAAAAAACCAAACAACAGGAAAGCACGATGAACATTTACTTTCAAAAACAACAATTAAGCAATTATCAAATTTTTCCAATCCCTCAGGATGTAGAGAATTGGATTGAAAAAGACGTTGACGAAAAGGAACTGGAAACGCATGTATTGGTGGAATTTAACGGCGAGTATCAATGGGTCGAGAAATCCGCTGACCCGATGACGAAATGGAACGGGAAAACATGGGTCGTTGATGAAGAGAAAATGACCGCACATTTAACCCAAGTGCGGGCGGAAATGCGAGAGAAAATCAATGCCTTGCGAGATGAAAAAATCAATGGCGGGGTGTTTGTGGAAGCGGTGGGCAAGTGGATTGATACGGACGCTACGGCGGAGCGGAATATCTTATCCGT